CTATCCCAAGCTCATCAAGCAAATCTTCATCAGCGGTATTTCTTGAATTTGCATAAAATGGCGCGTCTTCTGACAAATCAGACCAATTAGAACCCTCAAAGTCTACCTCTGCCGAATCACCTTTTTTTACATATACAGGATAAATAGCACCTTTAGAGCCATAACCTCCCGCGTAAGTTTTTGCTAATTCAGGGTCTTTAGTAAGCCAAACACCTGTACCTCTTGCGCTGGGATTTGTTTTTCCTGATTTATCCAAGTCAAAAGAGTTTATATCTGCATCCTGAGTCCCATGATAATAAACTGTATCAGTATCATAACCCTGTTCCTTAGCCCTCTGCATTCTGGCTTTCTTGCTCTTATCAAGCTTTTTATTAACGCTACTTGCCAACGCTAAAGTATTTTTTAAAGTACCCATTATTCAGCCTCGTTAATGTTTTCAGCCAATTGAATCAATCCGCTCTCTGTAGCATCGTTCTCAATCTCTTGAGCTTCTGCCTCTGCGTTAAGCTTGCGAGCCTGAGCATCTTTATAGACAACATCGGCCTGAGTGCTTACCTGGTCAAGTTGCAACTCAAAGGCTTCTTTCTGTGCTGTCAGGTCGTTCTTTTGAGCCTCTAATTGATTCTTCTGAGCTTCAATCTCAATCTGAGCTTGTACCAATTCAGCCATAGGGTCTGATTGCCCCTCTTGTGACTGCTGAGCCTGCATCATTTCCATTACATATTCACGCTCTTGATCGTTGAGAGATTCAGGGTCTATCAAGCTAGGGGACATACTGAGCAACATATTAAGCTCTTGATACCGCGCAACCTTGCGAATACTATCGCCACCACTGCCGTCAATCTTCTGCATTGTCTGAGCGAGTATAAGGTTATACATTGGATTATTTGAGTCAGTTGATTGAAGCATACTTGATAAGGTAGCTCGTTCTGCCTCTAGCTTACTGCTATAGCTTGCGCCTGCTTCAACAACAACCTCAAAGCTGCCTTTGGATAAATCATTCTGAATAGTTGGCAGGCCATCAGCAAACTTCATGTCCATAAGCTTGATATTGTTTACACTGCCATCTTCACTTAACGTCCTGAGTGAGCGAGCCACACCGCCATAGATTTCTTTTGCAATAGACATATAAACGCGCCCACAATACTTCATAGACTTACGCATATTATGAATAAGTATGAAGTAAGACATATCAGCACGATTCTGCACCTGCTGAATAGCTGCGCCTGATGTATTCGATGGGATAGAAACCTCACCAGTACCTAGCTCTTCTGCTAAGTCTTGGTTTATCGTCTGTAGAGCTGCAATAATTGTTGGTGGTACTTGTGGTGCTGAAGTCTTACCAATCGCCCCCAAATGCTTTACGTTGCCCTCTCCGTCACGAATTGGCTTAGCCAGCATATAAGGATAGTTTTTGACGTTGTTATCAGCCCACATCTTGGCAATATCAGGCGTAATCTGTTCAGGCGCGAATATATCTTTCTCTTTCTGGCTTTCAGTCATTATCTCAGCAAGATTAGAGATCGCCATGTTATTAAATGTTTGGCGGTCACGCTGTTTACGCACTTCGCCCATACAATACTCTTTGCCTTTAATATAAGAGCGGTATCCATAGCAAGGAATAATAGGAATGAAAGAGCCAGGTATTCTTTCGGGCTTCTCTATGTATTTATCACCACAGATGAGAGACTTCATTATCTTGCGCTTTTTAACGCGCTCAGTCGTCAATTGGGTATATTCTGCCACCTCCTCCATCATTACAGGGTCATCACCCACTTCAGATTTATTAATCTTGATAATCTCACCTGTAGGCGATTCAAAGACTAAACGAGTCTCAAAGCTTTCAACAATCTCATAGAACTCTGCAACATAGACTACATCATCAGCAAACCAATCAAATTCATAATTGCCAATGCTCGGTAAATCTGCATCTGAAAAAGGTGAACAATTTGGATACTCTTTATCAAATGCATGGCGTGTAAATTCAGTAAGCAACCAACACTTCTTAGCATCTGACTTATCAAATTCTCTAGCGTCTGCATCCCACACGACAACAGTGTCAGCGCCTTGAATAGCATCAAAGCGTACAAACTGTTTGTTAAAGTCAGGATCTTCATCGTTCTCATACTGAGCAGATAGCCTAAACGCACCAAGGCCACCTTTAACAGCCTCTTGAAATGCTGTATCAGTAGCCTCTTCACCATCGCTTCGTCTTGAGTCGCTTCTAAACCTGTCATTGAGGATATTAGCTACTCGCCTTTCACTATCCTCATCATCAGGCAGATAATTAACAGAAATAGGATTAGCTGAATACTCGCCTATAATCCTGTTAATCTCACGCGTTATCTTATCGAATACAAGCTTGGGCTTATTCTCGAAAGCATCACCACAAGCGCCATCCCATTGAGCACCATCAACATCAACAAACTTTCTATCTTCTATAGACTTGTCACGTTGCTCAACTGTCTGAGTCCATGCTCTGTTAAAATCATTTAAATTCTCGTAAACGTCTTTCATCACCAGGAACTCGTTGTTGGTATCATTATTGGTTCAGCCTCTTTAACTTTAGGCTTTAAGTCAGCTAAACACATCATAACTGAATCTGCCATGTTTGGTGAAGGTATAGGCGGTTTATGGCTTGCCATCTCCTTCTTTGTCATTATCTGATAGTAACCGTTGCCATTCTCTTTTAGCGGTAATCGGCAAACTTCACTTCTTAGCTTACCGATTGCTTTAATCTTTGAGCTAAAACTTATCATCTCATCAGGGTCAATATACTCATCATGTACAACAGCTCTATAAGTTGCATATACCCTGCTCTGTAACCTAGCATAGCACTGACTACGTTTGTTTCTAAATATCTCCTTATTCTTCTTAGCTTGTCTAACTGAGATATTATTATCATTATCGTAAATAGCCTTTGGCTGAAATGGGGCTTCTGAACCCTTAAACATGATTGCTTCTATGCGCGTGTCTTCAAGAGACTTGGTTACCTGGCGCTTTAATGCTGCGCCTAGTCCGTCACAATCCCAGCCAAAGTAATCAGCCTTAGCACCTAAAGCATAGTCTAAAGCCCAATCCATGCCTTCATTGCTATCGCCTGTGTCCTTCTCAAGAACGTCAATAAATACTGAGCCATGCCTATGCGCCAAACCTTTAGCATCAGCGCCAGTGTCACTAGGGTCGTGAAATACCACCTCAGCGCCTTGAGCCCTAAAGTTAAGCTTAATATGTGAATCTATACAAGCATCGAACCATTCAGTAGGGATAATAGCATTCTCAACACTATCATTAAAATCACCCTCCCAGATATGGTCATACATTGCTCTGGGTAGGTTTCTATAATCCCACTGCCTTTCCTGCTCTAGCTCTTCAGGAAACCAATAGTTATCTGAGTGATTCATTACAATGACTAAATGAAGATCATCTTCATAAATTCCATCCCTATCAAGCTCAGCCTTAAATGGAACTATAAACCTTTTACTGAAAGCATCTTCACTTGATGCAGGGTTAGCACTGAAGATTAGCCGACCACCTTTGGCTCTCATTGTAGGCGTTAATAGTTTAAGTGAGTTGCTGGTTATTGTTTGAGCCTCTTCTACCCAAAAGTCTTTGAAGCCATCCATAGACTTCATGCTTTCAGGGTTTCTTGCTAAGCCTCTAAACTTTGCGCCCCCGCCATTGGTGTGCCTTACTGAAGAGTTTGGATAGCTGAATCCTTCTAGACCTATCCTGTTTACTTGGTTTTGAATAAGCGAGAATACAGAATCCTCTATAGAATTTTGGAACTCACGAAAGCAACCAACCTTAATACCTAGCGAATCAATGCGCTCTGCCTCTATGGTTGCGATAGATAAAGACTTACCTGAGCCGCGACCACCGACAATAACATTAAATCGTTTTGGCTTTGTGAGTAGTGGTTCAAGCTTATCGGGTATGGTTACAGTGTACTCCTCATCCGTAGAAACCCACTGGCCTGACTCGCACTTAATTGAATGAGTGTGTCCAATGCCTGCTTTAAATATGCCAATGACTTGCGATACCTTAGAGCCGCTAGATGTTGATAGCTTACCCTCTAGCTCATCAATCTTCTTGGCTAATGCTTT